GTAATTGATTGGAAGGTATTTCTAGGCCAAGCGCGAAGCTGAATTAGGCGATCTGCTACATCCTCGACATCCGCTGAATTTTTTAGATAGCTATTAAATTGCTCGGCAAATAACCCGTATTCGGCTTGAGAGTCTAAATCTTGAGCCGTATAGGAGCTATTAAAATTGTTGCCATAGTCCATAATTATTTTATTGCTCAAATCGCCTTGACGCTGGATTATCCCAATGCCAGAAGCGATGGCGTGAGAAGCGTCTAAGTCTGTGTAACCGTTGGCTAACAAATAATCTTGGCGATGGCTGGCATCGGCGTAGTTGATATTGCCGTTAGCATCTTCATACATATAACCAAGGGCCGAGCTAGCAATTTGATTGATAATTGGGTAAATGACGCTATCGGTAATTTGACGGCTAGCCATTGTGTATTCGCCAGCGTCAATCTCGCCAAGTCCAATATCGCCAGCATCAGACCAAATCTCAGTAGCAGGTTCATAGGTTGCCCAAGTTTCAGCTGGTGGCAATTCATTCCAACTGGAAAGCAATAGGTCATCTAGCAAGTCGGTAATCTGAGCGCCGTCTAAACCTTCAGCTAAATTGCCGTCAAATATTGCTCTTTGAGTTTTGGCTAATGCGCCTATTGCGGTAATTCTCAAACTTGTAATAACTGCACTTGATCCTGCGCTGCGGACAATTTGCCTTAAGTCTGAAACGCGACCGCCAAAAATAGCCACATAAGCGCCAGTCGTATCTTTTACTTCAATGGTTACTGCTGTGTTAATACCAAAATCATAATTAGTTCCATCGGTATTTATGACTTCTAGTGAGCAATATCCTGCTGGAGTAGGTGAGTTTATATCCTGACGGCCAGAGGTAATAGTTAGGTTGCTTAAAGTTACTGAAGTTAATTCATCGCCATTGACTAAAATCTTCCAATCGGGAGTCCAAAGGGTCATAGGATTTGGGCTGAGGTTCTCAAATCGCCAGCGCCAGTAGTTCCGCGATTAGTAGAATTGTTTAGCGCCAAGATGACTGCTCTAGTAAAGCCTTCTTCATCTATTGCGCTTGGCGCATTGACATTTATAGTGACACCAGCGTTATTTGCTGCAACTGTCCCAGCAACATTGAAGCCAGAAGGAATGGCGTTACCGCTTGGAACTGCACTTGATGGAGTGACTCTTGGTGTTGTGCTTGTGATAGGGGATGGTGCTGAAACTTTAGGAACTGTAGGAATAGACGCGCTGCTCGGTGTTGATGAAATTCCAAATGGCAATGAAGCCGATGATACTGTGTTAGAACCAGTTGAAGTTGATCCGCTGAAATTAACCTTTTGAATAGTAGCAATATCAGGGCCAGATTTAATTAGATTTAATCCGCGAATGACGGCATTTATGCCAGTTATTGCTGCGTTTATAATAGGCTCTAAAGCGTTTAGTGCAATAGCTACTGCGCTCACAATTCCAGAGGCAACTTTACCAATAATCTTAATAGTATCTGCAAAACCACCAGCTAAGAATGGGACTAAAGTTTCCTTGGCAAAATTGTATAATCCCCTAAAAGTATCTTCATTTTCTTTGACCGATTTAATAACTGGATCAATAGCATTTTTCTTAAAGCGCTCAAATGCTGGAATGGCTGTATCTGTTATAAAAGTCAAAAGCTTCTCAATAATAGGCAATAAAGCTGTTCCAACACTTTCTTTAGCCTCATCAAATGTGACTTTTAATCTTGCAATTCTGCCTTCAAAAGTATTGGCTTGAACTGTAGCTGCTCCACCGAAGGTATCGGCTAATTGTTTAACTGTTCCTTCTAATCCTAGGGTCTTTATTTCGGCAGCAGATAAACCAACGCCTAAACGAGTAAGAGCGCCAGTATTGCCTTCATAAGCTTTACCTAAAGCATTCGATACTGCCTCAACACTTTTACCAGTAGCAGCTGAAATATCTAAAGCTAGGTTCAATAAATCTTGAGACTCGGTTACTGATCCTGTAGCAGTTGCTAGGCGCTGAAGCGCTGGACGCAATTGGTCATCAGCAACGCCAGTAGCCAAAGAAGTTTTGAGAATCTGCTCCTCTACTGCTGCAATCTGAGCCTCGGTCGCACCAGTTACATTCTGTAAGGCATTTGCTAAGCGCTTTTGGGCTGCCTCATCTTCAATAGCTGCCTTAACGCCATCAACGGCTAACTTGACCGCATAGGCCGCTGCTGCTGCCGCTGCTGCTGCGAAGGCTGCTGCTGCAACCTTGCCGAACTTTTCTAATTTACCGCCAAAGCCTTCAACTTCTTTTTCGCCAGCATTAAGGTTCTTTTTTAGATTATCAACATCGGCAAGAATCGAGAGCTTAAGCGTTCTACTGCCAGCCATTACTTATCCCACTCTTTCAATATCTTGGAAAATGCCTCTTGCCATTTCTTAATCAATTCAGGCTGAATCTTACGAAGGGTTGGGTAGATAAAGTAGCCAGCGTTTCCGCGACCTTTGCTTGGTGTTCTTCTGGGGAACTGACGCAAGCGATTACTTCCAAATTCATAACCCGCCCAGAGTTTTTGTGTGCTACCGCCACCAGAAAAGCGCTGACTTGCAAAGCCGTAAGAGAACTCTCCGATTTTAGAACTGGCCGAGACTTTAACGCCTGTTGTAATTCTTCTAACTGCTTCTTGACCAAAAGTCCTTGAGAGCCCATAGGCTTTGATTTCATTTGCTGCGTAAGTAGCCAGCGCGCTAGATTCGCGTTTAGCTTGGCTAACGGCTTCGTCATCCATCGCTTTAAATGCGGAAATGATTGAGCGGAGCTCGCGCTTGTCATAGCTGATTGGTAACTCATCTGCCACCGCTACGCTCCTTTAATATATCTATGGCCGTTAATACTTGGTCTATATCTGTCCAGTAAGGCATCGGAATCCCAGTTGCGATAGCAATCTCGATGATTAGTCGGTTGATGCTTCCGGGCTCGTAACTTTTGGGCTTTCATCTCCAATCGTCATTTCCTCAACTGTCAGCTCCCAAATCTCTTGGGACTTGGTTGGCTTTCCTGCTGCTTCGCGCTTATACGCAAAGTAGGCAAGGTCTAAGAAGTCCGCTTGCTGGTAGGCCGAGATATCCTTCATTGAATAAATCGACTTACCAGTTTTGCGTTCCCACTTAGCCCATTCTGGCAAGCCAGCTTGGTAAGTAGCTGATTCGCCTGAGCTGTATTTAATTGTGATTGAAATTTTCATAGCTCCCGATGCTCCGATCTCTTAGCTGAAGGTCTCTGTTGGTGTTCCAATTACTGTCATCGTCCAAGTGTCGGTAAGTGCTCCAGGAGCAGCTCCACCAGCAGTTGGAAAGATTGGCAATACTGTGAAAGCAAATACTGCTCCAGTTACTGCGGTAAATGAAACATTGAGTGCTGTGTTAGGTGCAGCTTCTGCATCTGCCCACATTGCTTCGAATAGAGATCCTGTAGCTCCCCAATCCTGAAGTAACTCAATTGTGAAAGTCCATTGCTTATCTACGGACTTATAAGCGCGACCATCAAGGGTTTGATAGGTCTCGATAATTGTGTCGCAGCTTAGGACTGCGCTTGTTGCTTGAGCATCGTATGCGAATGTATCTAATGTAAAGGTCACATCGCGCCCAGTTACTACTGTTGTTGGCATTTGGGTCTCCTTATGTGGTTTGCTCGTAGCGGACGCTCAAGCGAATATCAGAAACGAGCAAGGTTGTCGTTCCCACTTCAGTTACCGAAGGTCTCTCGACTATTGATAACTCATACTTGGAAGCATTTAAGGCTCCAAGAATACTAATGACCATTTGCTCTAAGTTATCTAAAGCAGCGGCGTTGCTGAAATACGCAACGCAAGCGGTGATGGTGTAATTTAATTTAACTCTAGTTGTGCTCTTACCTAAGACTTCAAGCTCCATATAGGGCGAGTCTGGAATGACAATAATTGCTGGAACGATGGGTGCTTCTGGAACTGAGTCATAGATATTAGCGCTTAGACCAGATAGGGCAGTTTTGAGAGCGCCTCTAACATCTGTAGCAATTGTGCTGGCTGGCATTAGCCCACCATAGTTTCAACATCAAGATAAGGGCCAAGTAAGCCAGTTACTTTGGCAAGTAAATTTTTAGATAGGCGGTAAGGGGTAACTGCAAAATCTACGCCTTCGATTGATCCGCCTGCTGCGGTTCTAGCTTGGAAAATTTCTACTGAAATGGTTAAGACTGCTGCCTCTACATTGGGATTAGCAACATAGGTTGAAGCGCCAGTAAGGGTTGCTTTGCCAGCAGGGATTACATTGAATTCAATTACATCTGCGCCAACTAATGCGACTGTGAATTCTAGGTTTAGATTGCCAATATTAAAGTTGGCTGGGTTAGTAAAATTAG